GCCAGAGCCAGAGCCAGAGCCAGAGCCAGAGCCAGAGCCAGAGCCAGAGCCAGAGCCAGAGCAGAAGGCGGGCAAGAAAAAATGACCATCACAGCGCTTGAGCTCCTTCCGATCGAAACGATCAAGCAGCACCTGCGTGTCGATCATTCAGCTGAAGATGGTTTGATTGAGCTTTACGCGGAGTCTGCTTTGGCCTGGGCGCTGTGGTACTGCGATAACCCGAAGTTGCTCGAAGCGGCCGATTTCCCTGCCAGCTTTAAGGGCGCGCTGCTTTTGCTGATCGGTCACTCCTATGCAAATCGCGAGGCGATCGTCACTGGAACCATCGCAACAGAGCTGCCGATGGCCGTCGACTCCTTGCTCTGGTCCTCCCGAGATTGGAGGGGGCCTCCAGACGAGGTGATTCCATGAAGGCCGGTACTCTGCGCCACCCGATCGAGATACAGCACTTAAGCGCGGTTCGCGATCCAGGCTCCGGCGAGTTTGGTGAGCCAGGCTGGAAGGTGTTCGCGAACACCTGGGCCTCGGTTGAGCCTCTTTCTGCGAAGGACTTGATCGCTGCGCAGGCGGCGCAGTCGGAAGCCACGGCCCGGATTGTCATTCGGTACCGCCCTGACATTTTACCAACCATGCGAATTGTCCACCGCGGCCAAATCTACAGCATCGAAGGTCCGCCCCTGGAGGACGACAAGTCAGGCCAGGAGTACCTAACCATCATGGTGTCGAAGGGGGTGAAGGATGGCTGACGTTGTCGAGTTCAACATCACCGGCTTGGACAGCCTGCTGGGAAAGTTGGATTCGGTCAGCTATGACGTTCGACGAAAGGGCGGTCGGGCGGCTCTGCGGAAGGCCGCCCAGGTTGTGGTCCAGAAGGCCAAGGAAGGCGCTGAGCGGATAGACGACAAGGAAACGGGCCGCTCGATCGCGGACAATATCGCCCTGCGCTGGAACGGCAAGCTGTTCAAGCAGACCGGCGACTTGAGCTTTCGCATTGGCGTCATGCACGGCGCCGTACTCAAGGATGGCGGCGACCTGAGTCCGAACTCCCCAACGCCGCACTGGCGTCTGATCGAGTTCGGTACAGAGAAGATGGCGGCCGCCCCCTTCATGCGCCCGGCCCTGGCTAACAGCATCAGCGAGGTCACCAACACCTTCGTCACTGAATACGAGAAGGCGATAGACCGCGCCATCCGGCGCGCTGCGAAGAAGGCAGCATCCTAATGACACCACCGATTTTTCAAGTGTGCTCCCAGGCGGCGGCCGTCACGGCGCTGCTCGGTACCGGCGAAAATCTTCGACTCTATTCGTTCGGCGAAGCGCCGGATGGTGTGGCCAAGCCCTATGCGGTGTGGCAGTTGGTCAACGGCGAGCCAGAGAATTACCTAGCCGGACGGCCCGATGCAGACGCTGTCACGCTGCAAATTGATGTGTACGGTGCCACTGGCACAACAGTGCGCCAGGTCCGCGATGCTATCCGAGATGCCCTCGAGTTGCGCGCTTACGTGACCCGCTGGGGCGGCGAGGGCCGCGACCCCACTACGAAGAACTACCGAGCCAGCTTCGATGTGGACTGGATTGTCCTCCGGTAGCTGTCAGTCCCCCAATAGCCCGCCAAGTGCGGGTTTTCTTTTGCCCGCAATTGGAGATACCCATGGCGATGCTTTCCCAAGGTACCGAGATCTACGCTCTGGTGCCTACCGTTGCAAACCCGGCGACCTTCGAGGTGATTGAGGTTGAGTGCGCTACTGCTTTCAACCCCGGTGGCAACCCGGCCGATCAGGTCGAAGTAACCTGCCTCAGCGACAAGGTCCGTAAATATTTGAAAGGTCTTCGCACCCCTGGCCAGGCTTCGCTGACCATCAATGCCGACCCTCGCAATGCCTCGCATGTCCGGCTGTATCAGCTCTCCGAAGACGACAGTGGTGAGAGCATTCACTGGGTCGTCGGCTGGTCTGACGGGACCGGTATTCCCCCGACTGTGAACCAAGAGGGGAATGACTTTGAGCTCCCCAACACCCGCACCTGGTTCTTGTTCGATGGCTATGTCGCTGATTTCCCATTCGACTTTGCCGCGAACGCCGCGGTAACCACCGCAGCAACCATTCAGCGTTCCGGCGGCTCCGCCTGGATTCGCAAAACCACTAACGCCTGAGGTAATCCATGAACCTGACACTCGAAGCGCTCAAGAGCGCCGGCTCGTTCACTGGTCGCCCTGTAGAGAAGAAGATCAAATGGCGGCAGAACGGCACCGACTTCGATGCAACGGTGTTTGTTCGGCCCTTGGGCTTCCAGACCGCGGTCAACGATGTTCTTTCGTTCAACGGCAAGCATGACACTGTCGCTGGGAAGATCGCGGCATCGATCTGCGATGAGCGCGGATTTCCGGTGTTCAGCAGCCCGTTGGATATCACGCATGGTCCACTTGATCCCGTCGAGCTTGAGAAAGACTCCAACAGCACCAAGCGCCTGGGATCTCTCGACGGCGCTCTATCGGTCGCGCTGTTGTTAGCGATCCAAGAGGTGAACGACCTGGGAAAGACGCAGAGCTCACCGAATTCGACGAAATCTGGCACGAGCTCGTCCTCTCCGGCGTCGGCGGCCAAACCATCGCGCAAGCCAAGGAAACCCTCAGCCTGAGCGAGTTCCGCTCGTGGGTGAAGTTTCGACAGCGCCGGGGATCCTTGCATTTCGGAATGCGCATTGAGCGCTCTGTAGCAATGCTTGCTGCCCTGACTGCCAACTTGCACCGCGACACCCAGAAGCGGCCTGCACCCTACACCGTCGCGGACTTTGCTCCGCATGAACATGACGACCGGGAAATCACGCTGGAAGAGGCGATGAGCACCTGGGCGTGACACTTTTCGTTTAGCTGGAGAAGGGTATGGCTTCTAGGTCTCTGGGCACCCTGACCCTGGATGTCATTGCCAAGATTGGCGGCTTTGTAGACGGCATGGACAAAGCCGGTCGTAGCTCCGAGAAGTGGCGAAAGGATGTCGAGAAAAATGCCAAGGCCGTCGGCACGGCTGTTGGAGCTGCAGTTGCTGCAGGGGTGACGGCGCTCGTTGCCTTCACCGTCTCGACGGTCAACGCTGCAAATGAAATCAGCCGCCTGGCGTCAGTCGCCGGCAGCAACACCGACGAGTTTCAGCGATATGCCGCCGGCGCCAAGGCCGTTGGCATCGAGTCGGACAAGTTTGCCGATATCCTGAAGGATGTGAACGACAAGGTCGGTGACTTCCTGCTAAACGGCGGTGGAGAGCTGCAGGACTTCTTCAAAACGATCGCGCCGAAGGTTGGCGTGACTGCCGAGCAGTTCCGCAACCTTTCAGGCCCCCAGGCCTTGCAGCTGTTCGCAAGCAGTCTGGAAAAGGCAGGGCTCAGCCAGGCTGAAATGACCCAGCAGATGGAGTCATTGGCGAACGACGCCACGCTCTTGCTACCTCTGCTGCGTGATAACGGCGCTGGCTTCGATGTTTTGGGTGATGCCGCCGAGAAGGCTGGCGCGATCATGGACCAGAAGACGATTGCGGCCACGAAGAACCTGGCCGCTGCCGGCTGGCTGGCCCAGCAATCGATGGAGGGAATTAAGAATCAGCTGGCGTCGGCCCTCATGCCCACGCTCAGCGATTACTCGGGAATTCTTTCCGACCTTGGCCAGGACACGGAGACGATGACCGCGCTTTCCAATGGGCTGCGCATGGTCATGGACTTCGGTGCCAAGACTGCCTTGGCATTGGCTTACGCGGTTGAGCTCACCGGTCGATCGATATCTGGATTGGTGACCATCGTCGGTGGCTCCTTTGAAGGCGTCGATATGTCGAAGCCCCTCGAGGCTATCGACAAGATCAAGGAAAACTCATCGAGGCTTGCAGGTGATGTCGGGAAGGATCTCGACAAGATGGATGAGCGCTACAACAAGCTTTGGGTAAAGGTTGACCAAGCGGGTTCATCGGGGCAAGCCAGCGGCAAGATAAAGGAGATCGCCGATGCGCTGGCCCTGGTCAATAAGGAGGGCGCCAAAGGTACCTTCAAAGCGCCGACAGCCGAGGCTCAAGCCGCCGCCAAGGCTGCTGAGACAGCTGCCAAGAAGCTTCAAGGCCAGTTCGATACGGTGGAGGAGGGCTACAAGCGACAGATCTCCCTCATCAACACAGATACCGACAAGCGCAAGGATGCGACGGAAGTCGCGAAGCTGCAGTTCGAGATCGAGTCGGGCAACCTCAAGGGCCTTAGCGATCAGCGTCAGGAGAAGCTTAAGCAGCTGGCCACAGAGCTTGATCGCCTGAAGCAGCTTAAGAAGGCAAACGAGGACGCTCAGGCTGTTAGCCAGTTCAAAACCTCGGTCAAGCATCAATTGGAAATTGATCAGCGCGGCTTGAATGTCGATTTCGGGAACGCCTACAACAGCGACGAAGTCCGGCAGCGCGCATTAGAAATGGTGGCGATCGAGCAAGACTACCAAGACCAGGTGGCCGACCTGCTCAAACAGCGTAACACCAACAAAATTAGTCAGTCCGTGTATGAGCAGGAAACATCGGTGCTCAAGGATGCCCTGGCTGAGCGCTTGGAAATGCAGCAGCGTTACTTCGATGACCTCGACAAGCTGCAGCAGAACGGTACCGCCGGGTTCATCAGTGGTTTTGCCACCCAGGCTCAGGCGGCGATGGACCTCTATGGCAGCATGCAGAGCGTTGGTGCCGATACGTTTCAGAATCTGACCGACACACTCACTCAGTGGGCTGAAACCGGGAAACTGGACGTTCAGGGTTTTGCATCGACCTTCATTCAATCCATGGGGCATGCGCTGATGTCCTACGCGGCTGCCCAGGTGGCAATGGCCGCGCTAAGTGCGTTCACTGCAATGATCGGTGTCCCGTTCGTTGGCCCGGCCATTGCGCCCGGGGCTGCGATCGCAGCCGCCGGCGCCGCTGGTGTACTGATGACCGCCGTGGGCGCTTCCCTCGATGGCCAGGCGCACGATGGCATCGATTACGTGCCGGCTGACGGCACCTGGAACTTGAAGAAGGGGGAGCGGGTTACTACTGCGGAAACCAGCGCGAAGCTTGATCGAACGTTGGACAGCGTGGCTAACAACTCGACGCAGCCTGGGGCGCTGAAAATCGTCAATAACGGTCCGCCAGTGCGCGCTCGTCGGGAAATGTCCGAAGGCGAACTGGCGGTGATCCTTGATGCTGCTGAGGACAGGATTGCCAGTGGGTTTGCCCGCGGCACGGGCAAGGTGAGTCGCGCCGCTGGCGCGGCCTACGGCTTGAGGAGGGACCCGAAATGACGACGCTTGAGATCGTTTACGCCTCAGGAGGGGATGACATCATCTCGACACTGGAAATTTCCTGCCCGGCGTGGACCAAGACGCTGTACCTGGTGCAGGACTTCGAAGATTTCCGGGCAACCACCGAGGCCGGCAAGGCGGTCACGTTCCTGGCCTCGGCCATCGACGTATCCCTTCCGGCAAAGGACAACACCGGCACCCAGACGCTGACCTTCGTTATCGACAATGTAACCGGCGAGGCGCAGCAATTGCTGGACGCCTCGCTCGCAGCCGAGGCCAGGGTCACGATCGTTTACCGCGAGTACCTGTACAGCGTGCCCGGGGAGCCTGCTGACAGACCGTACCGGATGACCTCATTCGGCGGGACCATGGACGGCCCCACCATTCAGGTCGAGGCCGGCTATTACGACCTGATCAACATGATGTGGAACAGGGCCCGCTACACCACCGACTTTGCCCCAGGACTGACATACCTCTAACCCATGTACGACAAATATTTCACCGCGACGTATGAAGACGGGGCGCGGGGCGAAGTCTTGGGCGGCCGATACCTGCTGGACTGCTGGGGCCTGGTCCTGGCGATTCGCGAGGAGGTGCTCGGCCTGCCGCCGCTACCGTCCTTCGGGCCGATCGATCGCCGGGACCTTCGCTCATCGGCCAAGGCCTACGCCCAGTACTCAGACCTCATGCCCATCGGCCCGCCAATGCCGGGAGCGATCGCAGCCGTGATCCATGGCGGGCTGTGCACGCATGTCGGGGTTGTCGTCCTGATTGACGGCGAGCTGCGGGTCTTCGAGATCAACCCCATCGCCGGGGTGACCAACATGCGCCTGATCGACTTCGAGCGGTCATATCCAAAGGTGAAATACCATCGTGATCGAGATTTTTCCGAGCAAACTTGAGGGCGGGGCGCTTGAGCGTCATCCATTGGAACAGGCCATGACCTTGGAGGCCTGGCTTAAGACCAAGGTTCGGGGCTATGAGCCCAGGCCGGTGCCGCCAATCAGCATTGTGGTGAACGGTGGGTTGGTTGCTCCCGCCGCATGGGCTGAAACCGAAGTTGGTCCAGGCGACCAAGTGTCGATCTACATCGAGCCGAAGGGGAGCGCCCTCAAGACCATTTTCAAGCCGGGCCCATTGGCCAAGCTGTTTGGTCTGGGCAACCCGTTCGACCCAGTGAAGCCGGCCACGCCAAGCACTCAAACCCGGACCTCGAAAGACGTCAACCTATCCACGGTGAAAGGCAACCTACCGGCGCTGAATGATGTGATCCCAGAGCTTGCCGGCTCGCCGAAGCGCTTTCCAGACATACTGGTGCCAATACATCGGTACTTCGGTGATCCGACCGAGCAATGGGCAGAACTCCTGCTGTGCATTGGCAAGGGCAAGTATCAGGTGCTGCCCAGCGATATCTTGATTGGCGACACGACGATCGCTTCCTTGGGCTCCACGGCCAATTACGCGGTGTACGGCCCCGGAGAGGACCTGAGCAGCGAGACGGCCGCCCAGTGGTGGCACAGTTCAACCGAGGTCGGAGCGACCAACACCGGCAATGCCGGCTTGACGCTGACCACCACGGTAGCAGTGCAGCAGCAGTTCTCTGGCAACGCCGTCCAAGCGAGCGATTTCGTGCTCACAGTGCCTGCTGGCGCTGGATGGTTCCCAGTCGGCTGGACCAGCGGGATGATTGCCCGCATCGAGGTGCCATACCCGTACACGTTCACTGCGCCCGCAGACGGCAGCGCCACGCTGATCAGCGGCAAGCATCTGCCCATGCTGCAGCCGTTTGTGGGCATGCGGATCGAGATTACCGGGGCCAACGCCGGTGAGTATGTAGTGGCCACCTACGATCCTGAGGTGCCAGGCACCCCGGATGTGCCCGGTAGCCCGTCCATGGTGACTGGCAGCGCAGCGCCTAACCGCTTCAACTTCGATGTGGTGCCCTTGAGCTTCACGGTAACCCGCGGCGCGAGCACGTTCCCGGTGACGCTCAACACTGCCACCACCAACCTGGCCGGGCTGGTGGCGGCGGTAAACAGTGCGCTCGCCGGCACTCCGCTGGCAGCCAGCGCTTCATCCGGGAGCCTGCGTATTGCCGAGCAGGCCGCGCCCTACAGCGGCTTGGCGCTGGCCCTAACCGGTAGCACTTCGGACATCCTCGGTGCCCGACCGGCTTTCGCCACCGGCACGAAGTCCGAAGCGGCGACCGATGGGCAGTACGCCAAGATGACCCTGGCTTACGAAGGCGGCGCTCCGGCGATCGGCCTGCAGGTCGGTGAGCTGCTATCCACCATTGGCTATCGCGATCTGAGGTACCGCATTACTGCCGTCTCCGACGATGCCGAAGAGGGTGATGAATCCTCGCCGGAAAACGAAGCACACGGTCCATCAGCGATTACCGTCTCTCGATTGACCGACACCGGGGCCGCAGATGACGACTGGGAGGGCTTCGACCCGCTCGAAACCAACGATGTGAACATCGTCCTTGACGGTTCGACCACCGAGGGTGATTGGTCAGGTCCGATTGCCGCGCTACCAGATGGGGAGGTCACCCGCAGGCTGGAGCTGGATTTCTTCTTCCCTCAGGGACTGATCCGTTACACGGACAAGAACGGCAACCCGCGCCAAGTCAGCGTCAAGGTTGAGATCCAGTATCGCGACATCGCGACAGCTGGGCCCTGGACTTCGGTCACGTCGACCTACACGGCCACGTCACCTAATCAGATGGGGTTCACCCGGAAGATCTCGCTGGCGACGGTCATGCGCCCGGAAGTGCGCGTGCGGCGAATCGGCGAGGAGTCGAACAGTTCCAACAAACAGGACCGGGTGCAATGGTTCGGTTTGCGTGCCCGGATCGAGCGCGTGCCGCGCCGGTATGCAGACGTGACAGTCATGGTCATCTACATCAAAGGCAGCAACCGGCTTTCGGCACAGTCCCAGACCATGGTGTCGGTGCGTCCCACCCGGGTGCTTCCCGTCCGAAGCGGCGGCGCCTGGGCGGTCGATACGCCGACCCGGGACATTGTGCCTTGGGTTGCTCATGTGGCCAGAACCATCGGCTACACCGACGATGATCTTGACTTGGTCGAACTGGACCGCCTGGACGCCATATGGCGCACACGCGGCGATAGGTTCGACCTGGAGGTAAACGGTCAGGAAACGGTGCTCGAGGCGCTCAACGCGGCGCTGATGGCTGGCTTTGCTGAACTGACGATAGATCGAGGCCTGATACGTCCAGTGCGTGATGAGCCTCGATCGGTGTACGAGCACCTGTACACGCCCCAGAGTATGGTGGCGAAGCTGGTCCGTAAGTTCACCACAGTCCGACCCGACGACTACGACGGCGTTGATGTCGAGTACACGGACGAGACTACCTGGCAGAAGGAAACCGTGAAGTGCCGACTGCCGGGCGACCAAGGCCTTAAAACGGAGAAAATCTCGCTCAAGGGAGTGATCAATCGGGATCGAGCGTGGCGCATCGGAATGCGGCAGCGCCGGCGCTACAAGTACCAGCGACACGGCTACACGTTTTCGACGGAACTCGCCGCCATGAACAGCCGGTACAAGAGCTATTGCGCCGCTTCCGACGACATACCCGGCTACGGCCAGAGTGCTCTTCTTGTCGACTTCCAAAAGGGGAACGACCTGACCCTGCTGGAGAGTTCGGAGCCGTTGCCGTGGGAGGAGGGGGCTAACCACGTTGTCGGCCTGCGCCGACCAGATGGGACGCTCAGCGGCCCATGGCCCGCAACCCGGGTCGATGAAACCAGGTTGACCGTGCCAGAACTGGACTTCGTTCCAGACCTGTCCTGGGAGATTGAGCCTCCACATCTGCAGTTCGGCACGACTACCCGTTGGAGCTACCCGATCCTGATCGAATCCATCACCCCCGATGACTTCACGGCTGATGTCGAGGCCGTTAACTACGATGTGCGGGTGTATGCCGACGACGACAACTTCGCGCCGACCTGAGGAAGGTCCTGATGATTTCGATACCTGACAACCTCCCCTTACCGCTCCGAGAGGGCTATGGCTTTTCGCCAGTAAGCCCCATCGAGCGAACCCCGCTGATCACCGGAAGGGCGATGCAGCGCCGGCGCTACCGGACGGTGCCAACACTGATGAACGTTTCTTGGATGTTCACCGCCTCCGAGGCAAAACTGTTCGACGGCTGGCGCAAGTGGGGGATCAAGTGGGCAGACTGGTTTCTTTGTCCTCTAAAGACGCCACTGGGGCTGCAGCCTACTCGCGCTCGTTTCACCGATACTCCTGTGGTGCCGGAACTCGTAGGTGTCGATCTCTGGCGCTACACCGCGGAGCTCGAGGTATTCGAGCTGCCGATCGTTGACGAGCCGGAGTTCGTTTCGCTACTCGCTGGCATGCCTCTGGCGGTGATGAATGCGGCGCTGCGGGACCTGCTGGAGCGCTGGTACACAAGGTCTTGGCCAGGCGCCACGGCTACTTAATTCTCTGCCCACTTCGGTGGGCTTTCTTTCGCCTGGAGAAAATATGAGCGGAGCTTCTGACCTTCAGCTCTTTGAGCAGTTGGTGAAAAACGCCAACTCGCTGTTTCTGTCGGATGAGGACTATGTCGTCATTAATGGAGTGACCAAGCCAACCCTCAAGAAAATCTATGCCGATTTCATGGCCAGCACTGGTACCTATCCTACGGTAGCGGAAGGTCTTTCTGAAACCACCGGCAGCGGCACCGTTAACCGTTTCTTCACCGTGCCTGGCACCGATGGAACCTATGAAACCCGGTACCGCAATGACGCCGGCACAGCCGTTCAGGTTGGCCGCATATCTAGCGCTGACGCGATCGACACTGTTCTCAGGCTGATCAAGCCGATGGATGACGCAGCGATTTATGACCTCACTGACGAGGTAGGGTTTGTCTGGGGCGACATCAGGGAGAACGGCTTCAACCTTCCGGGCCTTTCATCTCTCCAGGAATCAACCGAGGGGACAAGACTCTATGGGGACAATGGTTTTTTGATCATGGAAGACACTCCAGAAAAAACGTCCTTCGGACCATTGTCCGTCAGGGAAGTCCCGTTGGATGGGCTGTGGCTGCTGGATGCGTTCGGGTTTGTGGTTTCCGACCTGAACAACGTCTGGGGCAACTCGGCTGCTACTTCGCCGCTCCCTAAAACAGTGCCCTATATGGCACGCGAGGTGTGCGGTGTGGAGGGTGTTGAAATCTCGATCTACACCGACGGCCTGCTAGAAAAGCGAAGCGACACAGACCTGATGAGGATCACCGTAGCCGCTGAGAAAAACCCCGTAGTTCATTCATCCACGGACTGTGTAAGCTTCGATCCGTCCACTCTTGGCTCCACCGCAAAGCTCTATGCCAGGCCGCTCCGGGGAGACGCTTCATCGCACACCGTTCTTGACCTGGTGGTGAGGTCGGCGCCGAATCCTCCGGCAGGAGCTGCGCCGGCGCCGAGGATTTTGCTGATTGCGGACAGTATTGGGAACCACCAGGGACCGATGCTGCTGAGTCAGTTTCTGACAGGTTGGGGCTATGCGCCAACGTTCGTTGGCACTTACCCAAGCTCGATTGCCGAATCTGATGGTTGGAACCGGCTTGGTGCAAACGCGGAGGCTCGCCAGTCATGGTCCGGTAATCAGTTCACCTACGAGGACATGACCCGACTTCCCCTGCCGGTAGGCAGCGAGGCGGCCTATACGTCCGGGACCAAAGCCTACAAGTGGGACTACAACCCGTTCCTGCGCGTAGCGACGGAATCTGACCCGGTGCCTTTTGTGAAGAATGGCTACATCTTCGATCCGGCGTTCTACCAGCAGCGCTTCGGCCTCGATACGCCAACCATAGTGATCAACGCGCTGAACACCAATGACATTCGCGACCAGTCTGCGGCCGAGATCTACAGCACGGTATACGAAAACGACATCCTGATTCACAGCCAGATCCGCGCTGCCTGGCCGTCAGCGAAGATTATCCGCTGCATGCCAGGTACTGCACGGAATTCCGGAGCTGGTGCAAGGAATCGGGATGCCCTTTGGACCAGCCATTACATTCCGGCAATCCGGGCCATGCTGGACGCACGTGCAGCGCTTGCAGATTCCAATATTAGCGTTGCCAGCAGTTGGGCCTTCTACTCGCCAGAAGCTGGATATGTCATGGACGCCGGGGTGGTCGATTCGTCCACCGGTGCCGTGACGGCAACACTCAGCGACTGGCTGCACCCGCAGGGAAGCGCCCGTCGCCAGTACTATCAATACCTTGCTGGGCATGTGGCTTGCGCCGCTGCCGGTTTGATCTGAGGAAAAAGAACATGGGTACAGCAATCATTGCGCAAAACAGTAGCGCCATAGACAGTGGCATGCGTAAGTTCATTATGCCGGCCAGTCGCGGCATCGAAGCCATCCACTTCCTAAGCGGCAGCATCGCCCGAGCGGTGCGCAACTATGCGAAGGACAAAGAAGACGCCTCGGTGGTCGGTACTCCCGTTGAATCGGCCAACTACATGACATTCAAGGGGTTGACAAACTTCCTGCAGACCAAGGTCAATGAATCGGCATCACAAACTATCTTCCGGGTGGTTCGAACTGCCGACACCCTGGCTGACCTCGATCACTGCCCAGTCTTCGACTCTACTTACTCGACCGGTCTGAACCTGGGCAGCATGCTTTACGGTAATACATCAGGCAACATCAACCAGTCCGCAGCTCGGTTTTCCGATGCCAACCAGACTACAGTCTCCGCCGTATCGGCAACGCTGGTGGCTGGCACTGACATTGACCGGGCAGCGTTTTCACTTATCGTAAGTGTGGTCGGGCCGACTGTGACTACGGTTTACAACTTGACCAAGGGCACCGTTAAAGCGAGCGCTACAAATAGCTTTGGGCGCCGCCCTTCGATGCTTCCGTTCCGTATTGGGTCCGCTTATGAGGGTAACAGCCTCTACAAAGGTACCTGTGACATGGCCTTCTGGTCCTATCACAGCGCGGAGTTGACTCCTACGGAGGTCTCCGCTAACGTGGCTCGTATCAGGGCTGTCATGCAAAAACTACATGGGATTACTATCTAATAGGAAAGAAAACGCCCGCATGAGCGGGCGTATCAGATTAGCCACGAAGTTCCTTGAATCGATCGCTCTCAGACTTCATAAGTTCAAGGCGGATCAAGTCTTTGATGACGTCCACCTGCTCTGGGGTGAAGGTTGATCCCAGTCGAGATGCCAACTCTTCTTCAAACTTTTGGATGGCTTTTGGGCTTACGTCTTCCATTTTGACTCCTTAGAATATTAAAGTGTTTGTGCGTGTTGAATAGGTTTAGGGCTCGCATACAAAACAATCGCGAATGATGCCCGGTTTAGGAGGTTGCGGCCGGCTTCTATCCTGAGGTTTGAGAAACTCATGGCCGGAGCCTTTAAAGCAGCAAGGTCGCCGCAGTGGTTGATATCCCGCAGGGATCTTATTCCGGCGATCTGCACGGGAGCTAACCTCCCCAAGGATGAATTCACTCTCGTACAGACCTCCACGAAGGATTTCAAATATTTGCTTATATTTACTTAAGTTTGATCGGTGAATTGGCGCGCTTTATAGCTTCGGCTTCCCTGTTTTTCGCATCTACAATTTCCGCCTCCTTAGCCCACTTAGCTGACTCCGTTAGGTTGCCGAGCGATTTATAAATGGAAGCTAGGCTTTTGCGGGCGCCGACGGAGTCTGGCCTTGCAGAGCTGTAGCTCAGGAAGTGCTGTGCAGCATTCTCAAGTCTGCCCGAGAGACGTAGCGATTTAGCAAGATAGAACTGAGCGGTATTGAAGTGAGGGACAAGGGCGTAGGTCGCAGCGAGGTGACGGGTTGCGCTGGTGTATTTATGAAGCCCAATGTAAGACATACCTGCAATGAAGTTTGCTGGTTCTGACATTGCGTCCTCTGCAAGCACCTGGTTCGCGAATTCGAGCGCCCCTTCGTAATCGTCCACTACATATTGCTGGTGTGCTTGAAATATTTTTTTCGACAAATCTTTGTTAAACGAAATGTTTCCGGCTTCTGCAAAGACTGGTAGACGGTCGTTTTCCACGAAGTCTCGGATTACGTCAGCGAGTCCGTAAAACTTATTAATATGCCTGCCCACGCCATGGGCTACGCCACGGAGAGTTAATGATCTAACGTTCGGAAGATCTGATACTCTGCTCAGAGATATAAGGTCGGAAAAATCCATGTCGCCGGTTATGGCGGTAATTTTGCACTTGGATTTTTCGATCAGAGGACGCAGTTTGCGCTGAATAACTGGCGTGTCTTTTGGCATTCTTCCAGCGCTTCGGCTTAGCGGGTGCTTTAGTACAGAGTCGAAGCCAAGTGCTAAAACACGGGCGTTAAGTGCGGCGCCAAAGAGGATTGCGGCATACCCGCCCATACTCACGCCGAAGGTAACAATTTCATTGCAACTCAGTGCTTTCGCCCATGCATGAATTTTTTTGGCGCTGTCCTCAATGCTTGAACTGAACTCAGGAATCCCCTGCTGATACCATTCGTTTCGCCCGTTATTGATCAGCAGAATGTTTTCTTGTTGAGCAGTTGCGGAACTCCAGAAGTCAAATCTCCCATTAGATTTTGAAGTTCCAGAGAAAAACACCAAGAGCCTGCGCGAGCCTGGGTGAATGATTATTTTATGTGATGGCCCCTCTAACGCTGTCGGACCTTGAACCTGGTGCGACAGCGACTGCTCGGCTGCGGTCATGGGTTAGCTCCCTCTCGGTGTCCGGCTTCTCGCCAAAAAAGCGGGCATCATAGATCATGTGAAGTGGTACGTGAATAGGGCGGACCCTTAGCAGTTCAAGGCTTACGTGTCTTTGAAGGCTGTCGTGAACCCTGGGGTGGAGGATTGGCCATGGATTGGTCTGTGCCGGCCAGATTCAGTGGCGATGGTCAATGGTGACGTGGCGAAATATGTAAATAAAAAATTCAGCGGCAGTTTCGAAACGGCTGCCTAATTTTGTGAATGCAAAGATCTTGTACGCCCGCCTATTGGCGGGTTTTTTTTTGAGGGAAACGAGCATGGCTCAGATTATCGAATCCCAGGCCGGAGGAGCCAACGTGCTCCGGTTTCTGGACCTCATCGCCTTCGCGGAGGGTACCTCCGCCGTGAGGGGCAGTGATGATGGCTACAACGTGCTGTTCGGGAAGGGGCTGTTCGAGGGCTATGCAGATCACCCCCGAAAGAAGGTCACCAAGTTATCTAACGGTAAGCCCATCACCAGCACGGCGGCCGGTCGTTACCAATTCCTGGCCGGTACTTGGGACGAGTTGGTCAAGCGCTACGGCTTTAAAGGCCGGTTTACGCCCGAAGCCCAGGATCTGGCCGCGATCAAGCGATTAGTAGAGCGGGGAGCCCTGCAATTGATCAAGGACGGCAAGATCCGCGAAGCCATCCAAAAGTGCGCTTTTGAGTGGGCCAGCTTCCCGGGCAACACCTACGGGCAGAACCCCAAAGGCCTCGACACGCTGCTGACCCAGTGGCAGAGGCTCGGTGGGGTGCTGGCATGAAGTCCTGGGTCATCAGGTGCGCGCTGCTGCTGGTGCTCCTGGGCTCCTACTGGCTGATGTACCAGCACGGCCGCTCTGTGGAGCGAGCGAATGCGGGCTTGGCTTCGGCGCAGCGGGACAGCGGCGACCGCCTGGCCGAAGT